ACGCTGTGGCTCGACGGCTGGCCCGGCATCATCGAGATCCCGTTGCCGCCGTTGCAAAGCGTGGCGTCGGTCACGGCCTATGCGCTCGATGACTCCGCCACGGTTCTCGATGCCGCCACTTACCAAGTGGACACCGCCTCGTCGCCCGCGCGGCTCACGCTGAAACCGACCACCGCGCCGCCAGCCGCTTTGCGCCGCATCAACGCTATCGCCGTCGCCTTCACCGCCGGTTACGGCGATGCGGGCAGCGATGTGCCGGCGCCGGTGCGCGAAGCGATTCTCAAGATCGTCGCCAATTTCTACGTCAATCGCGGCGATACGGCGGCGGTCACACCCGCCGAAGCTCTTGCGCTGCTCGCGCCCTATCGCATCGTGAGTGTCTGACATGATCGGAGAATTGAACCAGCGCGTGCGCATTCTGGCGCAAACGCGCGACCCCGATGGCGGCGGCGGCTACACAGAGGTGTGGAATGTCATTGCCACTGTCTGGGCCGATGTCGCGCCGCGCGCGGGCAGCAATATCTTCTCCGCCGACGCGCTGCAATCGCGCGTGGAGCATCGCGTCACCATACGCCGCAACGCCGCCGTCTTGGTGGGCATGCGCGCCACGGTGGGCACGCTGACGCTGACCATCCACGCCATCCTGGATGACGGCAGCCCGCTCATCACGCTCGTCTGCGAGGAACTGCCATGACCAACGCAAGCTGGGCGCTGCAGAGCGCGGTGTTCGCCACGCTTTCGGCGGACGCGACGATGCAATCGCTGATCGACACGCGCCTCTACGACGCCGTGCCGCTCAATCCGACGTTTCCCTATGCCGTCCTCGGCGACGGCAAGGAAACCAACGCCGACACGGCCACGGACGAGGGCAGCGAGCACGAATTTACCGTCACGGTGTGGTCGCAAGGCGGCGGGCATCAGGAATCGAAAAGCATCGCCGATGCGGTGCGTTTCCGCCTCAACAACGCCACCCTCTCGCTCGACGGCCACGCGCTGGTCGACCTGCGGTTTCAGGATTGCGATTACGCGCGCGAAAGCGACGGCCAAACATATTCCGCGACGCTCAGTTTCCGAGCGGTCACGGAGCCCACATGATTTTTCCTCCCCCGTTTTACGGGGGAGGGGGACCGCGAAGCGGTGGAGGGGGGTGGCGGGAACGGAGAAGAACTTGCGCCGCCGCCGCCACCCCCTCCGCTTCGCATTCGCTCAGCACCTCCCCCGCAAAGCGGGGGAGGAAAAGGAGAAACACCATGACCGCACAACGCGGCAAGGACTTGCTCATCAAGATCGGCGATGGCGCCGATCCGGAAAGTTTCACCACCGTCGCCGGATTGCGCGCCACGACGTTGTCGTTCAACGCGCAGACCGTCGATGTCACCAATGCCGACTCTGCCGATCAATGGCGCGAATTGCTGGATGGCGGCGGCGTGAAATCCGCGTCGATCTCCGGCAGCGGCGTGTTCAAGGATGCGGCGTCGGACGCAGCCCTGCGCACGGCGTTCTTCAACCAGGCGCTGACCGACTACCAGATCGTCATCCCCAGCTTCGGCACCGTGCAAGGCCCGTTCAAGCTCACCGCACTCGCTTATGACGGGCCGTATGACGGTGAGCTGAAACTGTCGATGACACTGGCATCGGCGGGGGCGCTGAGTTTCACGAGCGCATAACAAACATCACCTCCCGCTTGTGGGGAGGTCGGAGAGCGAAGCGATCCGGGTGGGGGGGTAGGTGCCAGCCACCTCTCCCACCCGAAAAATTCTTCGCTTCGCTTGAATTTTGTCGGCCTCCCCACGAGGGGGAGGCGATTTTACGGAGAACAACCATGACCAACCCCCTTCGCGGCGAAACATCCTTCCTTGCCGCCGGAGAGAAATTCGTGATGCGGCTCACGCTCGGCGCTTTGGCCGAGATCGAAAGCGCGTTCAACGTGGCGAGCCTGTCGGATCTCGCCGCGCGCCTCAAATCCTTCGCCACCAGCGACATCGCCACCGTCGCCGCCGCGCTGCTGCGCGCGGGCGGGCATGAGGTGACGGCGAACGATGTGCTCAAGCTGCCCGTCGATCTGGCGACCATCGTCCAGGCCATCGCGGATGTGTTTGCGCTGGTGAACCGCGAGGCGAACGAGGCAGGCCCTTTGGCCGCTGGCGGCAAAGGCTCGCCTTCGGCCTCGGCCGGTTGAAGCTGTCGCCGCAAGATTTCTGGAGCATGAGCGTGATCGAATGGAACGCGGCTGTGGAAGGCGCGGGCGCGAAGCCGCGCGCGCCGCTTGCCCGCGCCGATCTCGAACAGATGATGAAAGCCTTTCCCGATGAGCAATGATGCAATCGACGCCGTGCTGAACGACGCCGCGCAAGCCTTCGCCGATTTCGCGAACGGCCCGGTGGCCTCAACCTCTGCCACCATCGAACGCGCGGTGAATGCCAGCTTCAATTCCGTCGCCAGCACCATCGCGCGCGCCGCCGTCAGCGGCAAATCCTCGATGGACGAGATGGTGGACGCGATCCTGGCCGATTTCGACCGTGTCGCGATCAAGGACTTCATCGCCAAGCCGGTGGAAGGATTGGTGTCGAGCATCGCAAGTTCGCTGTTCGACGTCGCGGGCGGCCGCGCGGTGGGCGGCCCGGTGACGCCCGGCGCGACTTATCTCGTCGGCGAGCAAGGCCCCGAACTGTTCACGCCCAGCGAGAACGGCGCAATCACCTCCAACGCCAATCTCGCCGCGCCATCGCGCGCCTCCATCGTTCTGAACGTGAACGCCCGCGACGCGCAAAGCTTCCTGAAAAGCGAAAGCCAGATCGCAGCGATGATGTCGCGGGCGTTGGCGCGGGGTCAGAGGAATATGTGAATGCTACTGTCATCCCCGGCGAGCATCGCGTGAGCGATGCGAGGGAAGGGGACCCAGGCCGGAAACACCGTCTCGGTGTCGATACCTGGGTCCCCTTCTCCTCACTCGCTTCGGTCACTCGGCCGGGGATGACAATTTTGTTTGAAGACATGGGTGGCCGGGTCGCGCTTCGCTTCGCTCGCTGCCCGGCCATGACGAGGTTTAAATGAACTTCCACGAAATTCAGTTCCCCACATCCATCGCCATGCATTCCACGGCGGGGCCGGTGCGCAAGACGGAGATCGTCACGCTCGGCTCCGGCTTCGAGGAGCGCAACGCGGTGTGGGCCAATTCGCGCCGCGCCTATGATGTCGGCTATGGCGTGAAGACGCTGGACGATCTTTCCGCCGTCATTGCCTTCTTCGAAGCGCGCATGGGAAAGCTCTATGGCTTCCGCCTGCAGGATTTCACCGACTGCAAATCCTGCGCGCCCGGCGGCGCCGTCGCCGCCACCGATCAGCCGCTTGGCACCGGCGACGGCAGCACCACCGTCTTCCCGTTGAAGAAGGTCTATGCCTCCGGCCCCGCAAGCTGGACGCGCCTTATCAAGAAGCCTGTCGCGGGTTCGGTAATCGTCGCGGTGAATGGAATCGAACAAACAACCGGCATCGGCGTGGATTCCACCACGGGCCTCGTGACGTTCACCACACCGCCCGCAAACGGCGCGGCCATCACCGCCGGTTTCGCGTTCGATACGCCGGTGCGTTTCGACACCGACCAGCTTGCGATCAACCTGGCGAATTTTTCCGCCGGCGAAATTCCCAGCATCCCGCTGGTAGAGGTAGCGCTTTAATTTTCCTCCCCCGCCGGTGCGGGGGAGGTGGCAGTCGCGAAGCGACTGACGGAAGGGGTGGCGGGAACGGAGAAGAACTTGCTCCGCTGCCGCCACCCCCTCCGCCTCACATTCGTTCGGCACCTCCCCCGCAAAGCGGGGGAGGAAAGGATATGACCCATGAAAACTCTCCCCACCGGGATGCAGGCGCATCTCGATAGTGGCGCCACGACTCTGTGCTGGTGCTGGAAGATCGTGCGCGCCGATGGCGCCATCCAGGGCTTCACCGATCATGATGTCGATCTCGCCTTCGACGGCACAACCTATGAAGCCGCGTCCGGCTTCACCGCGACCGAAGTGCAATCGCTGCTCGATCTGGCGATCGACAATCTGTCCGTCACCGGCGCGCTGTCGTCGGCCACCTTGAACGAAGCCGATCTCGCCGCCGGCCTCTACGACAATGCATCCATCGAGATCTGGCGCGTGAACTGGGCCGACACGGCGCAGCGCGTTCTCATGCGCAAGGGAAATATCGGCGAGGTTAAACGCGGGAAAACCGCCTTCACGGCGGAGGTGCGCGGGCTCGCCCATCTATTGAATCAACCGGTCGGCCGCTGCTTCGGCTATGGCTGCGACGCCGATCTGGGAGACGCGCGCTGTACGGTGGACATCACCCGCGCCGCCTTCAAGGCGGACGGCGCGGTGGCGAGCGTCACCGATGCGCGGCGCTTCACTGTGTCCGGCTTGAGCAGCTTCGGCGACGGCTGGTTCACCGGCGGCAAACTCGTCTGGACCAGCGGCGCGAATGATGGCCGCGCGATGGAAGTGAAGCGCCACGCCGGCGCATCCATCGCGCTGTGGCAATCGATGAGCGAAGCCGTCGCGGCGGGTGACAGCTTCGTCCTCACCGCCGGATGCGACAAGCAATTCGCCACTTGCAAAGCCAAGTTCGCCAACGCCATCAACTTCCGCGGTTTCCCCTACATGCCGGGCAACGACGCGGTGCTTTCCTATCCCGCCGCCGCGCAACCGATGGATGGAGGCAGCCGCTATGGGAATTGAACGCACGGACATCATCCGCGCCGCGCGCGCATGGATCGGCACGCCTTACATTCATCAGGCGAGCGTGAAGGGCGCGGGTTGCGATTGCCTGGGGCTGCTGCGCGGCGTGTGGCGCGCGCTGCACGGCGATGAACCGGAGGCCGCGCCGCCCTATTCGCCGGACTGGGCGGAAGCCACCGGCGCAGAGACATTATATATGGCGCTCTCCCGACACCTGCGCGAGATCGACAAACGCGACATGGCGGCGGGCGATGTCGCGCTCTTCCGCATGGCGCCGAATGGCCCCGCGAAACATTGCGGGATTCTCGCCAGCAATCCGCATGGGCTCACACTCATCCATGCGCGGCAAAACAAGTGTGTGACAGAGGAGGCGCTATCGCTTTCCTGGAAGCAAAGACTTGTTGCAGTATTCTGGTTGTAAATGCTTGTTTTCCGCCAATGATTGTGGAAACTTTTCTTTGGGGAAGGTGGTTTGGGGGGCAAATGAAATATTGGGCCGAATTTGCGCTCGCGTTTTTTGTTCTTGCCGCATTTGGGCACGCGCCGGCGGTTGCCGGGGTTCCCGGCTTCGCACAAGTGGGGCGCGGATCCACGGATATCGCCGATAGATGTTTGGGCCGTGAAGGCCAAGCTCCCGAACAGCGCGTGATCGATTGCACGACAGCCGCGCACGCGATGGTATGGCAAGGATATTCCTGGCCCCGCTTCGGACGCGCAATCGCCTACGGGGAACTCGGAAAGCTCGATCTGGCGATTGCCGATCTTGAGCAGGCGGCGACACTGGGCGGCCGGCACGATCCGAACAGGCCGGCGATATACGGCGATCTGTGTTTCTTTCGCGCCTTGGCCGGCGGGCCGTTCGATCAGGCGCTCGCGGATTGTAATCGGTCGCTGGAGATGCGGCCCGGCGATTCAGAAGCGCTGGATAGCCGCGCTTTCGTCGAATTCAAGATGAAAAACTATGCCGCTGTTGTCACGGACGAAAGCGCCGCGCTTTCGGGTGACGAGAAGCGCGCATCGGCATTTTATTTGCGCGGTATCGCCAGGCTGAATACCGGTGACGTGACCAACGGAAACGCCGATATCGCGCAGGCAGAGACCATCAATCCGAAGATCGCCAAGCAATATGCGAGCTATGGCGTGCGCCCTTAGGCCTGCTCCAGCGTCGGCGAAGGTGGACATAAGCGGTAAGGGCATGGGGGGATTTTTGAAAACGACACTATTTTCTCTGGCGATGGCGGCGTTGCTGTTCGGAAGCACGCAGGCCTGGGCTTCTCCGATCGACGACAGCTATTTCCAGCATTGTCTGGATAATGAAAAGATCGATGCGCGGGACATCGTTGCCAGCTGCAAGGTCTTCATAACAAGCGCCTATCAGCAGAATTTTCTGGTCGGATATGTGCCGGTGGCGCTTTATCGAAAAGCGCTGGCGGAGCGGCGCCTGGACAAGCTGGGCGACGCGAAGACCGATATCGCGCGCGCGGTGCAACTCGACGCTTCGTATGTTCCTCCATGGCGATTGCTCGTCGAAATCTCGACCAATCTCACCGGCAATGACGCCACGCTGAAAGCGCTCGACGTGATGGTCGCTTCGAAACAAAACGATTCGGACGTGTTGCGTTCCGCCTGCTGGGAGAGAGCGAAGCTCGGATTGCAGCTGGAGACTGCGGTGGATAATTGCGGCAAATCGCTGGGGCTCGATCCCAAATCGGCGGATGCCTACGATTCATTGGGTTTGGTGCTTTTCCGGAAGGCAGATTACGCGACCGCGATTCAAATGTGTACGAAAGCGCTGGAGCAAGATCCGAAATTGGCGTCGTCGCTTTATGTGCGCGGGCTGGCACGGCTGAAGACGGCGGATGCGTCCAATGGCAACGCCGATATCGCGGCGGCAAAGGCGATCGATCCGAAGATCGCCGATACTTATGCCGGGTATGGCGTAACACCCTAGGCATCCGAACGATGAATGCGGAAACGGCGGTCCATCGGGCCGCCGTTTTTGTTTGTGTGGAAAGAAAATCGAAATGGCATCTCTTGTTCTTGGCATCGCCGGTGAGGCGGTGGGCAATGCGCTGCTCGGCAGCGGCATCTCCATTTTCGGGGCAACCCTGTCCGGCGCAGCCATTGGCGGCGCGATCGGGGCGTTTGCGGGCAGCGAGATCGACGCGGCGCTGGCGCCCGGCACGAATGTGAAGCGGCAGGGTCCGCGCCTCAGCGACATCAATATTCAATCGTCCACCGAGGGCGCACCGATCCCGCGCGTGTTCGGGCGCATGCGCGTGGCGGGGCAACTCATCTGGGCGACACATTTCAAGGAAACATCCAGCACCACAAAAACCAGCACCGGCGGCAAGGGCGGCGGCAGTTCTGTCACCGAAACCGATTACGCCTATTCCATTTCCTTCGCGGTTGGTTTGTGCGCGGGAAAGGTCGCGGGCATTGGCCGCGTCTGGGCGGGGGGCAATCTCATCGACCTGTCGCCCTACACAACGCGCTTCTATCCCGGCGACGAAACGCAAACGCAGGATCCGCTGATCCAGGAGATCGAAGGCGAAGGCAACACGCCCGCCTATCGCGGCCTCTCTTATATTGTCTTCGAGGACATGCCCCAGGCGGCCTTCGGCAACCGCATCCCGCAATTGCAGTTCGAGATCATTCGTCCCATCTCCGACACCGATCCTGCGGCGCTGGAGAATGTTCTGCCCGGTATCGCGCTCATCCCCGGCGCGGGGGAGTTCGTCTATGCCACCGATGTGGTGACGGAAGACGATGGCGCGGGCGCCACCTTGCCGGAGAATGCACACAGTGCCGCCGGCGTGGCGGACATCACCGCGTCGCTCGACCAGTTGCAGAGTTTGGCGCCGAATATCGGCGCGGTGTCGCTGGTGGTGGGCTGGTTCGGCAGCGATCTGCGCTGCGCCGATTGCACGCTGAAGCCCGGCGTCGAGAACGCCACCAAGCAAACCTATCCCGAAACCTGGAGCGTGAATGGCGTCGCGCGCGCCGATGCGCATGTCGTGAGCACCGTCGATGGCCGTCCCGCCTATGGCGGCACACCGTCGGATGAAAGCGTGGTGCAGGCCATCGCCGATCTGAAGGCGCGCGGGTTGCGCGTGCTGTTCTGCCCGTTCCTGTTCATGGATGTGCCCGCGGGCAACACGCTTACCGATCCCTATTCCGGCGACACCGGCCAACCGGCTTATCCCTGGCGCGGCCGCATCACCTGCAATCCCGCGCCCGGCATCTCCGGCTCGCCCGACAAGACAAGCGCGGCGGCGACACAGGTGAACGCTTTCTTCGGCAACGGGGAAATTTCGGATTTCACCGTCAGCGGCACGGACGTTTCTTGGACTGGTGGCAACGATTGGGGTTATCGCCGCATGGTGCTGCATTACGCGCATCTCTGCGCGGCGGCGGGCGGCGTGGACTCCTTCCTGATCGGTTCGGAATTGCGCGGGCTGACGCGCGTGCGCGATGGCGCAACGTCTTACCCGGCGGTTGTGGCGTTGAAGACTCTCGCGGCCGATGTGCGCGCCGTTCTCGGTAGCGGCACCAAGATCGGCTATGCCGCCGATTGGAGCGAATACAACAACCACCAGACCGCCGATACGTCCGGCGCGATGCTGTTCAACCTCGATCCGTTGTGGAGCGACGCGAATATCGATTTCATCGGCATCGACAATTACATGCCGCTATCCGATTGGCGCGACGGCACACAGCATCTGGATTACGACGCGATAAACGGTCCGACCGACATTCACGACACGGCTTATCTCGCGCGCAACATTCAGGGCGGCGAGGATTATGACTGGTATTACGCTGGCGATGCCGACCGTGTCGCGCAAACCCGCACGCCGATCACCGATGGTCTGGGCAAGCCCTGGGTTTTCCGCGCGAAGGACCTCTGGAACTGGTGGAGCAACCCGCATTATGACCGCGCGGACGGCAGCGAAAGCGCGATCGCAACGGCATGGGTGCCGCAAAGCAAGCCCATCATCTTCACCGAGTTGGGATGCCCGGCGGTGGACAAAGGCTCCAACCAGCCCAACGTCTTCGTCGATCCCAAGTCGAGCGAAAGTTTCCTGCCTTATTGTTCGAACGGTGCGCGCGACGATCTCATCCAGCGGCGTTTTCTCGAAGCGCATCTGAATTTCTGGAATGACGACGCGAACAATCCGGCCTCCACCGTCTATTCCGGCCGCATGGTCGATACCGCCAATACGCGCGTATGGTGCTGGGATGCGCGGCCCTTTCCCGCGTTTCCGGCGCGCAGCGATGTGTGGGGCGATGCGGGCAATTACACGCTGGGCCATTGGCTGAACGGGCGGCTGGGCGCGGTGCAGCTTGCCGATCTCGTCGCCGCGCTGTGCCGCGACGCGAATTTCAACGCTTACGATGTCTCCAATCTCGCCGGCATGGTCACCGGCTTCGCGGTCACCGGCACAATGAGCCCGCGCGACGCCATCACGCCGCTTTCCGTCGCCTATCATTTCGACGCGGTGGAGAGCGAAGGGGTGGCGAAATTTCGCATGCGCGGCCAACCTACCGCCACGGCGCTCGGCGAAGGCGATCTCGTCATGCCCGATGGCGATGCGAGCTTCGGCTTTTCGTTCAACCGCGCGCAGGAGACCGATCTGCCGCTGGCCTCGCGCATCGGTTACATCGACGCTGACGATTATCGCCAATCCGTCACCGAGGCGCGGCGGCTGGTGGCGGCGTCGGATCGCGTTGCGCAATCCACGCTGCCCATCGTGATGGATCAGGCGCAGGCCTCCGGCATCGGCGCGCGGTTGTTGCAGGATGCATGGGTGCAGCGCGAGACGGCGCAATTCGCGCTGGCGCCGTCCTGGCTATCGCTCGACCCAGCCGACGAGGTGGAATTGAATGCGGGCGGGCGGTCACGCCGTTTGCGCCTCAATGAAATCGACGATGCCGGCGCGCGCAATATCCAGGCCATTGCCACCGATCCGTCGATCTACGAGATATTCCCCGGCGTGGCGCGCGTTCCGGCCATATCCAGAGCCGCCACCCCCGGCCGCGCGCTGACGGTGTTTCTCGACTTGCCATTGTTAAGTGCGGATCAGAACGGGTGGGCGCCGCTTGCCGCGGCTTATGCCGATCCATGGCCGGGCGCGGTGTTCGTCCTGCGCAGCGCGACCGAGTCCAACTATCAGCTCGATACGTCGCTCACATTCGCCGCGCAGATCGGCGAAACGACCACCGATCTTTTCTCCGGGCCCGCGTGGCGGTGGGACGCTGTGAACAGCGTCGGCGTCAAACTCTATAGCGGCACGCTGGCGTCGTTGGACGATTTGTCGGTGTTCGCAGGCGGCAATGCGCTCGCCATCGAGAACGAAGACGGCGGCTGGGAAATCCTGCAATTCGCCAATGCCACGCTCACCCAGCCGAACAGCTGGACGCTGTCACGATTGTTGCGCGGGCAGGCGGGTACTGAAAACGCCATGCGCGATCCGGTGTTGGCCGGCGCGCGCGTTGTCGTGCTCAATGGCGCGTTGCAACAGCTATCGCTGTCGCTGGATCAATATGCGCTGCCGTTTCATTATCTGTGGGGGCCGAAGGGCAAGCCGATCTCCGATCCCGCCTATCAGGGCGGCGAGCTGGAATTCGAAGGTGTCGGCTTGCGGCCCTTCGCGCCATGCCAGTTGCGCGCTGCCTGTTCGGACAATGGCGATCTGTGTCTGTCCTGGATTCGCCGCGACCGCGCATCCGGCAGCGACGGCTGGGATCAAACCGACATTCCGATGAGCGAGACCTCGGAGCACTACGATGTCGAAATCCTCGATGGCTCCGGCGCGGTAAAGCGAACTTTTTCCGGCGTCGCCGCCGCATCGCTCATCTATTCCGCCGCGCAGATCGCCGCCGATTTTCCATCCGGCCTGCCATCGCCATTCCGTTTCGCCGTCTATCAGCTCTCCAGCGTCGTCGGACGCGGCACGGGCGTAACGGCCAACATCTTCTTCTCCTAACGAAAGACACAGAATGACCGACACCACACCGCGCGCCGGTGCGCCGCTGCTTGCGGCTGCGCAGGCGCAGAAACATGTCACTCACAACGAGGCGCTCTATCAGCTGGACGCGCTGCTCTGCGCGCGCTTTCTCGATCGCGATCTTTCCGCGCCGCCGTCATCGCCCGCCGATGGCGACACTTATCTTGTTAAAGCCACGGCCACCGGCGCGTGGGCGGGGCAGGATGGCAGGATCGCCTATTGCGCCGATGGCGGCTGGCGCTTCTATGCGCCGTTCGCCGGATTGGTGGCGTATGTCATCGACGAAACGGCGCTGGTGCTTTTCGATGGCGCGGCGTGGACCGATTACGGCAGCCTGATCTCGGTGCAGAGCGTCCCGCATATCGGCGTGAACACGACGGCGGATTCCACCAACAAGCTTTCCGTGCAATCCGATGCGGTGCTGTTCACGAGTCTTTCCGTATCCGACGGCGGCTCCGGCGACATGCGCGTGACGCTGAACAAGCAGGCGTCGGCCAACACCGCCACGCTTCTGTTCCAGGACGCGTTCTCCGGCCGCGCCGAGATCGGCCTTGCGGGTGACGACGATTTTCATTTCAAGGTCTCACCGGACGGATCGGCCTGGGCCGACGCCATCATCCTGGATCGCAATTCGGGTGCGGCGGATATTCCGGCTTTCACCAACCCGGCGAAGGTGCGCGCCGCCATTCTCGGCGCGCCGGTCGAGGCGATGGCCGATCTCATCCTCAACACCAATATCGGCATGGAGATCAGCCAGGAAAACGGCGCCAACAGCGTGGCGCTCGCGGCCACGAGCACGCTGCAGACAAAATATCTCGTGGATGGCGTGCAGGCGGCGTTCCGCGGAAGCTTCACCGCATCCGCGCAACAGGTGACGGATTGCCCGCCGGGCTTTCGCAATTCGCTCATGCTTTCGGTGACGGGCGCGCAGTCTTCTCTCGGCGCGAATGACGAACTCTCTCTTGTCGTTCCCGTGGAAGGCGTGCATGCCGCGCGGCTGGCATTCGGAACGGCGCAAGCCAATGGCTGCGCCGTTTTCTTCTGGGTGAAATCCCATCGCACCGGGGCGTTTTCGGGATCGCTGCGCAATGCGGGCAAGACGCGCTCTTTTCCGTTCAGCTTCACCGTGAACGCCGCGGACACCTGGGAGATGAAATCGGCCCTGATCGGCGGCGGCGACACATCCGGCACATGGGCGATCGATACCGGCGTGGGTCTCTGCGCGACGATCTGCATCGCCGGCGGCTCTTCGCGGACCGGCGCCGCGAATGGCTGGACAGCGGGCGACTGCAGCGGCGTCACCGGCACGACGAATGGCGTCGCAGCGACCTCCGATGTTTTCCAGGTCACCGGCTTGGGCGTGTTGCCGCTGGTTGCTGGCACGGCGTTCGCCGACATACCGGATGCGGCGCATTCGCCGTTCATCCTGCGTCCCTATCCGTCGGAGCTCTTGCGCGCCAAGCGCTATTATCAAGATGTCTGCCGGGCTGGCGGTCATCTCGCGGCAGCCAGCTTTCTGATGCAGAAATCCACCGCGTTCACCATCGACGGACCGTTTCCGTTTCCGGTGGAGATGCGCGTGACGCCCCAGCTGCGGCACAGCAATCCGGCATGGGCGAACGCATCGCCATCCGGAAACCAGATCAATTTCTACGACAATGCGGGAAGCGGATTCCTCACCATATCGGGCGCGCTCACCGTCACCACTTCCGGCGCGGACACGCCGCAGGCGATCATCCTGCGCCTGCAGGCGGGAACGAGCTTCAACGGAACGATCGGCGATGTCGGCAATCTCTATCTCGGTTCATCGGCTTACCTGGCGGCCGATGCGCGGCTTTGAGCGCGCCGCTCATTTTTCCAGGCGGAAGGTGCGGCCGTGCAGCGTGACGGTGATGTTGTCGTAGTGCGGCACATCGAAGGCCCGCACGCGGCGCTCGAATTCCTCGCGGGAAAGGCTCGCGTCGAAGCGGCACATTTCGAGAAAGTCCTTGCGCGAATGCTTCTTTCCGCTCCAGGCAAACTTGCCGTCCGGCACGATGAGCTTTCCGCTCGTCAACCGGCCGGCGTTGCGCGCAAGCAGCTGAAACGCCGCCGCGTTGGCCCGTTCCAGAAGCGCCATCGGCTTTTCATCCGGCGCCACCGCGAAAAGCTCCACATCGATGATGGGGCCGTCATCGACACGCTTGCCCATCACGTGCAGCGTCGCGCCATAGTCGCGGGCGCCGTCATAGATCGCCCAATGATGCGGATCGCGACCGGGATATTGCGGCGAGGCGGCATGCAGATTGTACGCGCCGCCCGGGAACTGTTCGAAGACCTCCGCCGGAACGATCACCGATGTCGAAAACGACAGCAATGTCGGTTCCGCCCCGCGCTTCGCCAGATCGTCGAGCGATCGGTAAGCGCGATACCGCGATCCGAATATGCGCGCGAGGGCCTGCCGGTGCGGTTCGGTGTCGAGGTCGGTGAGAAGCGCGATGGCCGGATTTTGGTTTTCGCTGGTGCTGGTCGTCGCGTTCGTCAAGCCGGGATGGTCCGCGTGAATGCGGCTGAAAACTAGCATCCGCGCAGACGAATCCCAAACGGTCCGCGCCCGGCGCGGGATTGTCTGACATTCCAGACTCGTCGGCGGCGCCTGCCATGGAAGCTGCCGACGCGTTCGGCCCCGCGGACGGAAATCCGCGCGGCCGATTTTTACGGAGCGGCGCCAAGCCGCTTCTCCATCAACACATCCGAACGTGAAAAGGAGAAAACATGTTTTCCGGATACAAGACCTATATCGCCGGCGCGCTGACCATTCTGGGTGCGCTGGGCGGTTTCCTCACCGGCAATCTTGCCGCGGATCAGGCGATCAACCTCGTCGTGCCCGCCATCCTGGCGATGACCGTGCGTCACGGCGTTTCGACGGCCTCCAGCGCCTCGTAA